GAAGGAGCAGTTGAGCATTCTGGGCCGCAGCCCGGTCAACACGCTCTTCATCGCGCACACCATGCGTATCGACCGGGAGACCGACGACGGGGAGGACACAGTCACGTTGGCCATGCCTGCCCTCGGAAGCCGCAAGCGTGGCGACCTCTCGAGCGCTATCTGCGCGCAGCACGGCGTCGTCGGCTACATGCGCAAGGCCTCCGTCGAGGAGGACGGGGAGCCGGTGCGCCAACTGCTCACTCAGTCCAGCGCGCGTTGGATTGCGCGGGACCGCACCACCAAGCTGGGGGCCGGTATGGTTGACCCCACCATCCCGAAATTGCTGGCGAAGATTGCTGGCGGCAACAGCACCACGACCACTCGAGCGGCTCGTCGCCGCCGGGCGAACTGAAGGAGAAGAACCGCATGGCCAAGCGCACAATCAGCTTCGAGAACTACGAAGAGCCCGGCTGGGAGGAGTACACCGGGGAGGACCCGCCTGTCGGCAAGTGGTTCGTCGGCAAGGCCGCCCGGGCGAAGTACCTCGAGGAGGACGACCAGGTCCAGATCATCTTCGAGATCACCGAGGGTGACTACGCGGGCTGGGGTCGCAGCCTGTACCTCCCGCTCGACGAGTCGGACAGTGTCTACTGGAAGACCCAGTCGACTATCAAGGCCCTCCAGGGCGGCGTCGCCAAGGCCGTGACCGTCGACTTCGAGAACCAGAAGTCGCTCGATCTGTGGCTGTCCAAGATGAAGCCGGTCAAGATGAAGATCGGCGAGTACAAGGAGCGGATCCGCCTCGAGAAGGTCGCCCCGATGCTGGAGGCCGTCCCGACAGGCAAGAAGGCCACCGGTGCCAAGCTGGCCGAGGCCGAGGAGCCCGACGAGGTCGACGAGGGCGACATCGAGGACTACACCGAGGAGGAGCTAGGTGAGATGGAGGTCTCCGAGCTGGAGGAGATCCTCGAGAAGGAGTTCGACCTCCCCAAGGACGACGAGGACTTCCCGGAGAAGGGGGCCGGGCGTGGGGCGGCGGCCAAGTACAAGAAGGCGCTGATCGAGGCCATCCTGGCCGAGCAGGAAGGCGACGAGGGCGACGAGGAGGACGACGAGGAGGGCGACGACTTCGAGGACGGCTTCGAGGAGGACCCCGAGCCGGAGCCCGAGCCGGAGCCCGCCAAGCCCGCTCGCCGTTCCCGCGCCGCGAAGGCCGCTCCCGCCAAGGCCGCCCCGCCCGCGAAGGCCGCTGCCAGCACCCGGCGTCGCCGGGGCTGACACCGAAGGACAGAGGCCGAAGCAGAACCGTAACCAACCGGCTAGCCGCGCCGAGTGAAGGTGTACAGCAGGAGAGGGTCGGCCCAGAGATGGGTCGGCCCTTTCTCTATGCCCTTCGAAAGCCGACACCCTAGGCACACCATTGTTCGAGGCGCGAAGGCTGGGCTACGGTGTAGGCATGACCAAACAAGAGATGGCGCAAACACTGACGCAGTACTACCCGGTGACCACGACCGCGTACTGGCTACGTAACACGGCTGACGTGATCAAGCTGAACTACGACATTGCCGTCCGTCATTACGGCCTGCTGCCCATCGGGCGGGTACCGAGCCCGCAGGCCTCCCTCGCGCACCTTGTCAGATGACTTCTGCGGGGAGAGAGGGCGGGAGGGCATACCCGCGCTAGGGTTCGGTTCTAAAGTCAGCTGGCGTCGGTGTCGAGAACCCGGGCGGCCCAGGACTAGCTACAACAAAAATCAGCCCTACGCGAGCGCGCATGCGTGCGCGCACGCGAGGCTTCTGTTTGCGGCGACGGCTGGCGACCGGCCCGGGTTCTAGAAGGTGATGAAGGGACTTGAAGAAAGACCTTGGCCGAGGCCCCCGGCGCGGTACAGTGGCCAGGCCGCCTTAAGCCCAAGCGGCAACACACGCTGTGAAGCTCTCTCTGTTCTCAGACAAGACAGACAGACATCACATACGTAGGGAGAGGAGGGTTATGGCAGACGATACCCTTTCGCCGGTTGACTTCTCGAGTCGCATTGTGAAGACCAATCTCGGGGGCCAGGAGCGCTACGCGATGGCGTGCCTGTTCCGAGAGACGCAACACGAGGAGCTGCGAGCGGCATTCATTCGGCGAGTGCTGCTGACGGGCATGGAGGCGCTCGGCTGGGACGAGCCTCGCATGATCAAGGAGTACGCGGCCTACCGCCTGCGCTGCATTGAGCGCAGCGTGGCCAATCCGTTCGAGAGCGAGTAGCAATGGCCCGAGGTACCGGATGGCGTGACAAGCTTGCGCCGTGGCTCACGGGCCAGGAGGATGAGCAAGGAGAGACTCGCGGTTTCTGTCCGCTGCATGAGAACCCGGAGACCAGCAGAACGCCCTCGGCAAGCTTCAATTTCGACATGGGGAAGTTCTACTGCTTCAGTCGATGCGGCGGCTACAGCATTCAGGGCGTAGTGCGCATGGTCGCCGAGGGGGAGACCCCGGAAGCCAAGGTGTCTGTTCCTCGGGACGAACTGGCTGCCCGGCGTAAGGCCCGAAACCGCAAGAAGGCCGAAGCCGCCAGCGAGGCGGTGCCGTTGCCTGCCGAGAGCACCCTCGATAAATGGCGGGACTCATTGCAAGGCAACCAGGTCATGCTCCGGCAGCTCCTCACGGAGCGCGGCCTGCGCAAGAGCACGCTCGCCAAGTACAAGATCGGGTACGACGGAGAGCGCCTCATGATCCCGGTGCGGGATCCGTTGGGCCAACTGGTGAACGTGCGCCGGTACAAGCCCGGGGCCAAGGTGAACAAGATGCTGAACTGGCCTGGCTATGGGGACGCCTATCTCTGGGGGATGGACGCGCTGAAAATGAAGCGCGTCTTTTTGCACGAGGGCGAGATGGATGCCCTTCTGCAGCGCCAGCACGGCTTCCCCTCCCTCTCCGCCACCGCAGGAGCCGGGACCTGGCTCCCGGAGTGGAACGTGCACTTTGCAGGCAAGCTGGTGTACATCACTTACGACGTGGACAAGCAGGGGGAGGCGGGAGCCCGCAAGGTAGCCAATCACCTGCGCAACGTGGCCGAGCAGGTGTACGTCGTTAAGCTTCCGCTCACGGTGGCTGGCAGCGACCAGACCGACTACCTGGTGCACCAGGGCTACGGCAAGCAGAGCTTCATTGACCTATGCAAGGCCACGCCGCCCTTCCGAGAGCGTCGGGTTAGCAAGGGCCGTGCGGTCGCGGAGCTCCCGGAAGTGCGCATGCGGGACAGCTTCGACCCCTCTCTGGTGGATCAACCGATCAGCATGGTGGCCACTATCTCCGGGCGTTCGGCTACCCCGACAGCGCTACCGCGGTCATTCCAGCTGAACTGCGGGCAGGACTGGCAGAAGACCAAGTGCAACGTGTGCCCCATGAATGACCGCTGGGGCGGGGAGCACAAGGGAGAGATACCGGCCGACGATAGAGTGCTCCTGCAAATGATGGACCTCCCGGATGACAAGCGACGGGCCGAGCTGTTGCGCGGCTTGGAGGTCCCCGGCACCTGCCCCCGAGTGGAGATGCACTTGGAGAGCCAGTGGCGAGTCGACGAGCTGGCGGTGGTGCCCAACATCGACGACCCCGAGGATGGGGAAGGCGATCAGGTGCTCCGGCGGGTATTCAATGTGACCGAGGCCGGGAAGCTCACGCCGGTGAACACTACGGCTCGCCTGTTAGGCGTCTCGACCCCGAACCCCAAGAGCGGCCAGGTGGTGTTCCAGGCGTGGGGGTTTGAGGAGACCAAGACCAGCCTCGACAGGTTCGAAATGACGGAGGAGTTACGTGGAGCGCTTGAGAGTGTCTTCCGGCCCGGACCTGCGCAGAGCCCAATGGATAAGCTCCAAGAACTGGCTCGGGATCTCGCAGCCAATGTCACCCACATTTATGGCCGACCCGAACTGCACATCGCCTACGACCTCGTGTGGCACTCGGTCCTGGACTACAGCTTCCGGGGTAACCGTCTCGGTAAGGGCTGGCTCGAGCTCCTGGTCATGGGCGACACGCGAACAGGCAAGAGTGAGGCGGCCGAACGGCTGCGACATCACTATCAGTGCGGGGTTCTCAAAAGCTGCGAAGGCGCTACTCTCGCTGGCCTTGTCGGAGGCGCGCAGCAGATAGGTAACTCTTGGGTTATCACCTGGGGAACCATCCCACTTCAAGACCGGCGGCTGGTAATCCTGGACGAAGTGTCCGGCATGAAGGACCGCAACATCATTGAGCAGATGAGCGCGGTGCGGTCTTCGGGCCGGGCGCAAGTGTCTAAGATTGTCAGCCAGGAGACGTTCGCCCGCACTCGGACCATCTGGATATCGAACCCCGTCGACGGTCGGCCCATCCAGGCCACGAACAATGGCGCGATAGACGCCATTCAGTTGCTTATTACCAACCCGGAAGACATCGCCCGTTTCGACTTCGCCATGGTGGCGGCTCAGGAGGATGTAGAAAGTGCGATCATCAACAGTGCGGCCCCTCCTCGGGCACCACATCGGGCCACTCGCGACCTCGCAAGTGCTCTTGTTACCTGGGCGTGGTCCCGTCGTCCTGATCAGGTTCACTGGGGAAAGGGGGTGGAGCGCCACGTCCTTGCCTGCGCCGAAGAGCTCGGGGGCCGTTACATTGCTGATCCTCCGCTCATTCAGCCAGAGAACGTTCGTGTCAAGCTTGCCCGGCTTTCGGTGGCCGTCGCAGCACGTCTCTTTAGTCACGATGGTACCGGGGGAGCCGTCTTAGTACAGAAGGAGCATGTGCAAGCCGCAGTGGAGCTGCTCGACATGCTGTATGGCAAGCGGTGG